GTAACAGGTGGCGCTGGCGGTGGTCTAGCTTACGGTACATTTGCAGTCACTCCAGGTGAAGTACTAACGGTTGTTGTTGGAACTGGTGGCAACGGAGGTGCTTCAGGTGGAGGTAACGGCACAGCAGGCGGTGCTTCATCAATTTCAAGAGGCGCAACAGTTCTATTACAAGGCGCCGGCGGTGGAGCAGGATTAGAAAGAAGCACTGCTACAGTAACAGGCGGTGCATCAACAGGAACTGCCCGTGTAGGTGGCGGCGCTGGAGGAAACAGCGGCGGTAACTCAACTGATACAGGTTCAGGCGGTGGTGGTGCTGGTGGCTACTCTGCTGCTGGCGGTGCTGGCGGTACGACAGGTTCTGGATCTAACAGCACCGGTGGCGGTGGTGGTGGCGGTGGTGCTACTAACTCAGGCCAAGGTTATGGCGGCGGTGGCGTTGGCTTACTGGGAGCTGGCACTAACGGTACCGGTGGTGCGTTAAACACAGTTGGTTCTAGTACTGGCGGCTCCGGCGGTGCTAACGGAACAAGAGCTGCTGGTGGTGCATACGGCGGCGGCGGTGGTGCTTGTGATGATGATACAAACGGTGCTGGTGGTGCTGGTGGTCAGGGAGCGGTTCGTATTATCTGGGGTCCAGGACGAGCTTATCCTAGTACAAGAGTAACTTAATTAAAATTAGGATTATATTAACGTTATGGCTCACGAGTTTGTTATTTTAAGAAAAGGTGTTTTGGAAACATACACACAGTATGAAGATATACCTGATGATCTAGATCATGTTATAAAGTTTCGTCCTGACATACCCGATGGTCCTCATTCTCACGAGGAACACGATGAAATAGATCAATGGAACCAAAAATTACAATTGTTGATACAAAAGGAAAGAGAAAATGCCAGCCGTAACTAGAGAAGGTGACGCTGATGTTGCACATTGTTCGGGTATGGTGAGGGACGAGCACTCACCAAACGTCAACGTAAACGGCATACCTGTATCGAGGCAGGGAGACAACAATACACCACACCTAAGGCCTATACCAGGTGACCCTCCTTGTATTACCCACACTGCACCAATTACTATTGGCTCAACTACAGTGTTTGTTAATGGAGTAGGTATTGGAAGAGTTGGAGATGCAATAACAAGTTGCACATCTGTTGCTGAAGGATCACCAAACGTTTTTGCCGGACCATAACAGCTAAATAGTCTAAAAAGAGAGTTAAAATGGCCACACCAGCATCAAGAGCAGATTTTAAGCAATATTGCCTAAGAAAACTAGGTAAACCTGTAATTGAAATTAACGTTGATGACGATCAAGTAGAAGATCGTATCGACGAGGCGCTGAAGTATTACTGGGATTATCATTTTGATGGATCATCTCAAACATACTATAAGTATGTTTTCAAGCCAGGTGATTTTCCTGATGTTCTCAAGGAAGTTGTAGTTCATGATGGTGGTACTGGTTATTCCAATACTGACACCGTCACTATTACTCGTGCTACTGGAGACTCAGAAGGTTCTGGAGCGACAGCGTCACTTTCAACATATGCAAATGGAACTATCAGAGCGATCACTGTAACTGCAGTTGGTACAAATTATAGACTGGATCCTACAGCAACGATTACAACATCAACTGGTTCTGGTGCAAACATAACAGCCTACAAAGGCGGTTATGTAACTCTTCCTGATAACATTATGGGTGCTGTAAGAATTTTCCCAATTGGGGACTACATTGCAACGAACAATATCTTTAACATTAGATATCAAATTGCTCTCAATGATTTGTACACACTGACATATCAGTCTATGGTTCCATATTACATGGCGTTTCAACACTTGCAGTTGCTTGAACAGCTTCTTGTTGGACAGCAGCCAATTAGATATAACAGACACACGAACAGACTTTACATCGATGTCAACTGGAACAAAGTTGAAGCTGGGCAGTATCTTGTTATTGAAGCCTACGAAGTTGTCGACCCTGTAAAGTTTACGGATGTTTGGAACGACAGATGGCTGCATAGATATGCAACTGCTTTAATTAAAAAGCAATGGGGTAACAATCTCAAAAAGTTCTCAGGCATTCAGATGCCTGGTGGTGTAACTTTTAATGGTCAACAAATATATGACGAAGCAGAACAAGAAATAGAAATGATGGAAAAAGAGATGATCAACTCATTCTCACTTCCAGTCTATGACATGATTGGATAATCATGGCCACCAATCTTTTCTTTAACAACTATGGTGCTTCGCAAGAGCAGACTCTATACGAAGATTTGATTATTGAGTCGATCAAGATGTACGGTGTGGATGTTTATTACATCCCACGTACCCCTGTTGACATCGATAGCGTGTTTAAAGAACCAGAATACTCATCATACGAGACTGCACTCTCTGTTGAAATGTACATTAAAAGTGTCAACGGTTTTGAAGGTGATGGAGAGTTCTTATCTAAGTTTGGTATTCAAGTAAGAGACCAAATTGTCTTTACCATGGCTCAAAGAACCTTTGCTAACGACATAGGCGATTACACTTCACTCATTCGACCAAAAGAAGGTGATCTTGTTTGGTTCCCCTTCACACAAGCTCTTTATCAAATTAAGTACACTGATGTAAAGGCTATTTTCTATCAGCTTGGTACTCTACAAACATATGACATTACTTGTGAGCTATACGAAGGCAATTCAGACAAGTTCAACACTGGTCTATCAGCCATCGATGACAAGTATAATAGACTGTCTCTTGATATGGTAAACGCTGGCTTGCTGACAGAAAGTGGTAACACACTTGTCACCGAGCTTGGTTTTGAGTTGTTGCTTGAATCGATGGACGTTGAAGACTTCGATCCTCAAGCAGAAAACGATGCAATAGAAAAAGCAGCTGACGATATTATTGACTTTACAGAGTTTGATCCGTTCAGTGAAGGAGAAAGAGCCTAATGTTATCCGTATCCTTCTATCATTCGCTAATTAAAAAGTACGTAGTTATTTTTGGTACGTTGTTTAATCAAATTAAAATACAAAGAGTCAACGTAGAAGAAGGCACTACTCAGAACATTCGTGTACCTATTGCTTATGGACCAAAGGAAAAGTTTCTAGCTCGTATAGACGCTAACCCTACTGGTATTGCATCTCAATCTATTACGCTTCCAAGAATCTCTTTTGAGATGACAGGGCTACAGTACGCTCCTGACAGAAAGCTGCAGACAACAATAACCAACTACACTGCAAACAATGTCAACGGACGTTCTGTTTATAAAAAAGTATACCAGCCAGTTCCGTACGACATTCAGTTTACACTATCAGTCATCGCAAGAACGACAGAAGATGCTACGAAGATTGTAGAACAAATCCTACCTTACTTCACTCCAGAATGGACAGTAAGCGCTAGGCTCCTACAAGATTATGACCTGCTAGTAGATTTGCCAGTAGTATTGAATAGTATTGATATAGATGATAACTACGAATCAGATTTTAAAACAAGAAGAACTCTAATCTACACTTTGAGATTTACTCTCAAAGGTTACTTCTACGGTCCCACCACACAAGCCAAGATTATTAAATTTTCTACAGTTCAGCTACATACTCCTAATGGCAACATTAGTACAGCTAACAGTGAGAATCCTGCTGTCGTATTAACAGTACAACCAGGAATGGATGCAAACGGTGTGGCTACAACAAACTCAGCAATCACAGTATCCTATCTCGACATAGACGAGGCGGATGATTGGGATTATATTGTAACGAAGAATGATTATGTCGGATAATGATGATCCTATCTCTAATTCACTTGGCATAGAGCCAATGGCTCCTTCTGCTAAGATAACTTCTGTTCTTCCTGCTGTCAAAGCTGAATCGAACAATGACTACGAATATGCTAGACGCAATCTTTATGATCTAATCGAAAAGGGTCAAGATGCCCTTGACGAGATCATTGACATTGCTAAACAATCACAGCAAGCAAGAGCATTTGAAGTTGCTACAAATCTAATTAAGACAATGGCAGAAACCAACAAAGATTTGATGGCGCTTGCAAAGACACAAAAAGAATTGACTCAGGAGTCGCCAACAAGTTCTGGTAAAACAGTTAACAACAATCTGTTTGTTGGTTCGACGTCTGACCTCTTAAAGATGATAAAGAACAATGGCAACGACACCCAATGA